GCTTAATGATCCAATTATTAAGCTAGATGACATTTATTTGTTTGAAGGTGGTCTTTTCGATAATGAAAAGGTTGTTGAAGACATCTCTAAAGAATTTCCTAACCTTCCTCGTACGAGCGTTATTACTGACTGATGAACGTTTATCTTAGTTATTGCTCGCAGTATCTTAACATTATTAACCTTTCAGAACAGAAAGGAAAATACTGCATTATTAATAGTGCAGATTACAACAAGGTACACGTTAGATGTTATTTTAATAACAAAGAAAAACTCACTAAAAGGTATAATGAGCAGATTAAAAACCTCTCTAATGAAGATTGTATTCTAGTATTAGTGCACGATGACGTTGTTATTACCGATAAAGACTGGATAAACAAACTTCATATTGGACTCGAAAAGTACGATGTAGTTGGTCTAGCTGGTACATCAGAGGCAGCAATTCGTCAGCCGTGTTTGTGGCATATCATGGGATCAAGAGACAAACATACTGGTACTGTTAACCATGTAAATTTCGCGGACAATAGTACATTTACAACCTATTTCGGTAAACCTGGTCGAGCTCTTATCTTAGACGGTTTGTTTTTAGCTTTTAACCCGAAGACAATAGCAAGCAAAGGTATTCAGTTTGACGAAACTAATCCTTGTATTGCTCACTTCTATGATATCGACTTTAGTTTGACTTGTAATAAGCATCAACTTAAACTTGGCACTATTAACATTCAAGCAACCCATTCTTCACCTGGTCTTAGAGATTTTACTCAAGACTGGAAAGACGGTGAACAGTGGTTTCTAAACAAATTTAACCGTGGAGGTTATTCAATTTAACACTAAAATACAACTATGATTATTAACGATCAAAAAATATATGATGGATCATTTATTCACAAACGCTTTGCTTACCGGTATTTCCGTGAGCGTACTTTGCCTATTGGCAATATTGTCTCATTCGTTGCTCCTTGTGAAGTTACTCTTAACCTTATCGACTTGGAAGATAGTCTGGAGAAAGATTACATTTATAGCGACCTTATGGTACATTTCTGTTGGGAGATTCCTAACCTCGACCCATTCGGAGCTGTTTGTTTCCAACGCCTATTTAATACATCTATCGCTAACATCCTTCATAAGACTATAAACAAGCCTATTGAAATGAAGGGAGATGATTTGATTGTACATGCCGAGCACAATCAAGGCGGTATTATACAGACTAAAGGTAAATCCTCTGTGAGTATTACGTATTCTAAAGAGAATGTAGCAATTGGTCATACTGGAATTAATATTACCGCAGGTAAAAAGGCTCCTGCATTCGCATACAGTACTGGTCTTACTCAAGCTCAAGCTGAAAAGTTTCAGAATGAGGTTATAGAGCAGTTCTATGCTATGGCAGATAATATTTTCGTAGCTACGACTAAGGTCATTGTTTGATGTTCGATTATCTTAACAAGGTTCTTTTTAAAACTAAAGGACCTGATACAAGTAATATTCAGGAGAGTGAAGAGTTTGTGCCGTTTATGATTCAACGGTGGGGCTCGATGCACTCTCCTGAAATTGCTAATTTAATTAACGAAACAAGCAATAGACATTGGCCGGCTTTATCAGATAAAGAGATGTGGTTTAACTACATGCATGGAGTTATTCCTAATTGCCGTTTTAAGCGCATTAGCTATATCAAGAAAAAGAAAGATACCGAAGAAAAAACTAAAAATAAAGACAATGTCAATAAGGTTGCAAACAACCTTGAAATTTCGAGTAGAGAGGTAAATCAATACATAGAACAATTTAACTTAAAAATTCCAAATGAGCAACATCAGAAAAGGTAAAGAAGAACTAGACAAAGCTACACGTAATATGTCAAAAGCCGATCGTGAGAAGGCTATGGCATCTTATGAGGATATTGGAACAGATGTAACTAAGGGATTAGTACGTCTTGAAGAATATGTAGGTAGTGATCTTAATCTCACCGGTTGGAAACTTACCTCGGTATTAGACGATATTCTTATGTGTCAATTCGTTGATATTAACGAAGATGGTACTATGGTTAAGCGTGGGGATATCTGGTTACCTATTAATGCAGTTAATCAAGCTTGGCGTGTAGCAAAGGTATTGCTTGCTGGTCCAAGAGCACGAGTTAAGGTAGGACAGCATGTAATTTTTCCAAGCACATTTGGTTTGAAGGCTAGTAACATAAATAATCTTAGACATATTGTCTTTTTGAACGAAGATCGTATCTTCGGTGTTGCCGAGCCAGAAACCAAAGAATGAAACTATCCCAATCAGCTTTAGCTGCTTTGTTATCCAAAAACGCCGTAGAACTTAAGTTTCTGCGGCGTCGTCCTAGACGCGGAAATCTACCTACCCGTCGTATGCTATGCACTAATGATCTTACTATGTTACATAGCGCTCAAGGCAGAATTGCATTAAATTTTAGAAGTGCACCGAAAAGTTTAGATTTTAACCCGCAACAAAAGGGATTAGTATTGACTTGGGATATCTTTATGCAGGATTATAGATTAATTCCTGCAGAAGCAGTTGATGTAGTTGCAGTAATACCTACCTCACCCCCGGAAGAATGGTGGAAATACTTTAGTAACGTGTTAAGTAAGATGACTGCTACGGATAAACTAGCATTCATGGATAGATAAAATGATTTTACTTTTAGACACATACTTTAAGCCGTTGTTACAAAGAAACGTACAACTCACTCTTAAAAACAAATCGTTTAAAAAAGGTAGATTAATTAACTTTAAGCTTTCCGGTTGCTATGTATCATTTGTAGTGTTAACGGAGAAAAAAAGAGAAACGTTTGAAATACCTTTTCCATTTGCTATCAAACAGAAAAACGATGCAGTAGTATTTGATTATACTCTAGAATCTTTGAGTGAGCAAGATTACGACTTATTAGTCAATCTCAAAACTGTTTCGCAAGTTAAAAAGTGCAAGTTTTACAACGCACTGTTTACAATTACACCGTTGAACTAAACGGATTCAGAGCTACAATAATAGCTCAATGACCCTTAAGAAACCGCTACTAGAATACTTTCCCTCTGGCTACACCCCCAGACCTCACCAAGTCAAAGGGCTTGAAGCTATTGAAAATGCAATTAACAAGGGAGCAAAGTTTATCATAGTACAAGCGCCTACCGGTTCAGGTAAGTCTTTTATTAGTAAAACTTTAGCTAATACTACAGAAGAATGCGAAAATGAATTTCGTAATCTAGTATTTAACTATCACGCTTACGATGAAGACTATGCTGGAGCAATGGATCGATTCAAGCCTCACGGTCTCTTTGCATTGACTACTACTAAGGCTTTGCAGAATCAGTATAAAGATCTATTCAAGGAAGCTGTTATCTTTAAAGGTAAATCTAACTACCAATGCGATGTAGATGCAAGCTTTACAGCTGATCATGCACCGTGTGTTATTTCATCCAATCAAAAGAAGCAGTGTTGGGAAGAGCATTGCTGCCCGTATTACGAAGATCGTAATAGCGCTATAATCGATAAGTTTACGATTCTTAACTACGCTTCATTCTTTAATCTACCTGATCATCTTAAGCGTAGACAGATTATCGTTGCTGATGAATGCTCTGAACTTGAAGAAGAGTTTGTAAAGAACTTCTCAACTGTAATTGACTACAAGCGACTCACCCAAGCAAATGTAGAGTTTACTAAACTTGCAAGTGAAGTGCCTGCAAAGGCATTAGGTTGGTTAACCGATCTTGCTGAGTCAATTAAGCAAGCTATCGACGCTTACTCTAATAGAAGTCGTTATGAAAACAACAAGCTAGAACTCATTAAACAACAGTTTAGACGTGATGTATATGAGTCTATCATTCACACTATTGATAACTGGGATAAAACTCAATATATCATAGAGAAAGACGGGGAGCGTGCTACATTTACACCTCTTAAGATTGACTCTTTAACCAATTGCTTATTCGACTTTGCAGATGTGGTTGTTCTAATGAGCGCAACGATTGTAGATAAGAATATCTTTGCAAAGACACTTGGTATTAAAGAGTTTGAATATGTAGAGATTGAGTCTACGTTTGATGCTAAGAAGAGCCCTATTTACTGTCATACAAAGTACCCACTGAACTACAAAACTATGGAAAAGTTTTTGCCTGAAGTGGCTAAGATGACTAAAGGTCTATCTGATCACCATGGCAATGAAAAGGGTATTATTCATACACACTCGTTTGCTATCACGCAAACTATGCAGAAGACCCTTAAAGGTAAACGATTCTTGTTTAGAGAAGAAGGCTCTACTAATGAAACTATCATTAAAGAGCATGCTCTTCGTACAGATGCTACCGTTCTTGTGAGTCCATCTTTAACTATGGGTCTAGATCTCAAGGGAGATCTAGGTAAGTGGCAAGTTATTGTTAAGTTACCATATCCGTCTTTAGCGAGTAAACGTGTTAAAAAGCTATTCGAAAGCGATCCAAACTGGTATAAGATGAAAATGTTTATTTCACTTATCCAAGCATGTGGTCGTTGTACAAGATGTGTAGAAGATGAAAGTACTACCTATATTCTAGACGGTCTTTCAGCTAAGACTATTATTGAGAATAAGAATATCTTACCTAAACACTTTTTGGATCGTATCGTGTAAGTATATTTCGTGCAGAAGTATACATATCATTGGGAAGTAAAGGATTTACTAACGCAATTCCTCCAAGCGTTTGATGGAGCGATAGTAAAACGCTATGACCAATATAGAACTCCGGGTAATAATGTAGCTGTACGTTACGTTTATGCACCTAAAGAAAGAGTGTTGCATGATTTAATTAATAAATCACAACACATCACCTTACCTGCAATTGCTTTTTGGATAGACAGTATTAGTAGAGACCAATCTCGAGTTTTTAACAAGCTTACCGGTCAATATTGGGTAGATAATACCTCATCTGTTTATAACCAATCGTCTGCTAATCAAAACCTACAACCGGTACCGGTTAATATTACAGTTAGCGTTTCTATTCTAACTAAGTTTCAGTCTGATATGGATCAGATTCTTAGTAATTTCGTTCCATATAGTGACCCTTATTTTATTATTTCTTGGACAAGAGATGGAATGCCGGGTTTAGAAATACGTTCTGAGGTACTTTGGAATGGTAACTTGTTAATGAAGTACCCGGTAGAGCAAACACCTAATAACCCTACCCGTGTAACCTGCGACACCCAATTCACTATTAAGGGGTGGTTGTTTAAATATGATGCTAACCCTGTAGGAAGAATATTTAAAATTGATAGTAATTTTTATGCTGTTTCAGGAATACCTACTGAACAAAATATAGCTTATTTAACTGACCCTACTACCACAGAGTCGTTTGTAATTTCGGCGATACCGCAAATACCTTATTCAAGTCGATTTGAAACACCTAAATCTCTTTCAGGCACTGTAGAGCTTTATGGAAACATGTTAGATTATACTACCGCAGTTTATTTAAGCGGTAATAATAACATGTTCGGGCCGGTTAGTTCCACACAAACTATTAACCCGTTTTTATCCTCTACAAGCCTTTCCGCTAGTTACCCTGCTTTAACAGGGGTAATACCCGCAATCGGTTATAATATACAAAGCAATAACAAAATGTTTGTTTATTATCAAGCTCCTTCAGCAGTAGGCTTTTTTGATATTATAGTATTAAATGACGCAGGTTACACAAAACTTTCCTATAGTGCATATAACACTAATCTTTCAACCCAATACCCGTTTATTTCAGGGATACAAGTAGTATAATATGTCACTAGTAACAAACGGACTTATTAATCAGTTAGACGCACAATACATTCAAGATGTAGGTGGGTTTGTAGACGGTCAAAATATTATAGGGGCATTTTTACCTGATCCGGTTGATCCAACCGGTTGGTATGGTTCTAACGGTTACGGTTGTGTATTTACATTATCAGCTAATAATTTTAGACCTGCTTTACGTTTTAGTACGGGGGTAATATCTCCGATGAACATTAACAAATATCTCACTTATACTGAGATAACAGTTTTAGCATGTGCTAAAAGAACTGGACCTTCATGGGGTAATACATGGATGGGATTATATAGCACGTGGTATAACTACAATAAGGCTGGAGCATCTATTTTTGCAATTACTGATAATGCTAATACTGGTAATTTTGATAAGTGGGGTACCTATAATGGTATAGTAACTACTCAATCTACAAGCGCAATGAATTTAAACCAACCGTTGGTTATAGGCGCTACTTTTACATCTTCTAGTTCCGGCACATTTTATACTAATAATGTCGAAACAGGTACATTTGTTTCAAGCCAAGATCAAGGGTATTTTGGGGTAGGAGGGTTACTACCCGCTAAAGGCTCATTTGTGGGGGATGTATATGAAGTATTAGTATATAATAGAAAATTAACTCCGGTAGAGATCCAACAAAGCGGGGATTATCTTATTCAAAAATGGTTTAATCCGTCTAATCCTTAAAAACATAGTTTATAATAACGTTTTCAACCGTAAATATATCTAAATGGCTGACACTCCACAACCTAATTTCTTTACTAAAGCTTTTAATAACTTTGTAACAAAGCTTCCGTATAGCGGTGCAGCTCAAATTATTAATGATATCCCATCATTAAATCCTAAGTTCGAGGATTTTTATCGTATCGGTAGCTCTGCAAAAGAAAAGATCTATAGACAAGCTGTATCTACCGGTCAAAACGATCCAGTTGCGACACCATCATTAGATGGTGTTATGATAAACAAAGCGTATCATGATTATCTCTATGCTTTAGTTGATACCGATAAGCCAAAACGTTTAGCAGATTATCGCATTATGGCTTCTTATGCAGAAATTAGCCATGCATTAGACGAAATTTGCGACGAAATTTTAGTTAAAGACGATAAAGGCAAATACGTTACCCTTACTGTTTCAGAAGGTAAAGATGATGTTATTAAGAGCGAGCTTCAAAAGAACTTTCAACATTTAGCTGAGTTATTTAATTTAGATAATAAAGGATTTGAGTACTTTAGAGCAATTTTAATTGATGCTGAAATATATTTCGAAAACGTAATTCACGAAGATCATAAAGACAAAGGCATTATCGGTATAGTACAAATACCTACTGAACATATTAATCCAATTTACGATAATGTTCAAAACATGCTTATTAAGGGCTTCATGCTTCGTAAGCCGGTTATTGATCGTTCAACTAACAATCGGTATACTGCAAAGCAAGAACTTATACCTTTAGATCGTCATCAAGTTTCTTATTTTCACTCTCATGTATGGAATGAACACAAGACTATTCGTTTACCATATCTTGAAGTAGCACGTAGAGCATACAAACAACTTTCTCTTATTGAAGATAGTATCGTTGTTTATCGTTTAGTACGTGCACCTGAACGTCTCGTATTTAAAGTTGACGTTGGTAATCTACCTGCACCAAAAGCAGAAGCGTATATTAAACGCCTAATGCAAAATTACTGGTCTCGTAGAACCTACGATAGTTCTCAAGGCAAGACTGTTAACGTTTACGATCCGCAATCCATGTTAGATAGTTACTGGTTCGCTAAGCGTCCAGACGGTTCAGGTACCGACGTAACTAACTTACAAGGCGGACAAAACTTAGGTACTCTTGATGACCTTAACTATTTCGTAAAGAAACTTTACAAGGCATTACGGGTTCCTACCAGCCGTTTAGACCCAGAAGCAAAGTTTGCTGATGGAGTAGAAATCTTAAGAGAAGAGCTCAAGTTTGCTCGTCTCATTATGCGTTTCCAACGTCAATTTGCTTCTTCAGTAAAGGAAACGTTTATAACTCACTTAAAGCTTCGAGGTCTTTGGGAACAATACAAACTTAAAGATTCAGATATAAGCATAGCGTTTAACCCGCCTACGTACTTCCATGCAGCTAGAGAAGCTCAGATCCACGATCTTAAAGTTAAGGCAATGTCCGACTTAATTCAAACTGAAGCTGTATCTAAGACTTATGCGCTTAAGAAATACATGGGCTGGACGGACGAAGAAATTAAAGTCAACCGTGAATGGATGAAGAAAGACGCTGGGTTCGTATTTGAAATTCAGCAAATCACTAACATGGGGCCAAACTGGCGTCAAGCTGCTGCTCAAGGTGGCGGTGCTGGTGGAGAAGTTCCTGGTGGTGGAGGTGGTGGCGCGGCAGCAGGTATGCCACCAGCATTTGGAGCAGGCCCTACAGGTGGCGGCGGAGAAGAAGTTCCGGCTGGTGGAGAGGTCCCAGCTGGTGGTGAAGCTCCTGCTGCAGGTGGTGCAGCTCCACAACAAGTAGGCGCTACAGCTAGCGCCTTACCGGGCACTACTTAACCCATAAAGAACATTGGAGGTTCTTGATCTTCTTGACGAGTAGTAAGCAATTGCTCTTCTAAAGCTCTCTTTTCTTCTACCCCTTGGGACATTAAGGTATCATACTGTAAGGTACCCGAACCGAATAGCTGAGTATTCTGGAACTTACCACGAGTATTAGCAATATTGATCTTTATAAGAGCTTTTGCGTATTCCATTACCCAGCGCTCTTTAACTAGATCTTTAATTGGTCGTTCTAAACGACAGTTAATAACTGCATAATAACGAGAAGAACCTTGTGTATTAATTAATCCTGGATCTGGAGTAATACGTAATACTTGTGTTCTTGGATCAAAACGGAAATATGGCTGCATAGCAAAGACCTTTTCGCGAGTCTTTAACCAGTCTTTTAATATGTGCCAAGATATAACGTCAAATGCTTTACTACCTAAGCTATAAGCAAAGTGCATTTGTTGGGCTAATGATTGTTCAATAGTAAAGAGGGTATTAACTCCGTCATTAGAACCTACTGCAAAAGATGTACAATCAATAACCTTTCTCCATGATTCAAAATCAGCATCCCAGCCAGACTGGAATGTAGAAGTTATAGAGGATAGTTCCGGGTTTAAAGTGTTATTGATAAGAGTATCAATCTTGATACCTTTACCTGCTGTATAAAGGCTACTATCAAATACTAATAGTTCTTCAGTACCAGGAGTAAACTTAGTATACATTTCTATTGCATAAGCAATAGAGTCATACGCGGCACTACACGCAATTTCTAAATTAATAACAGGCGCACCAAGCTGAAAGAAAATACGTTCAGCTAACAAGTCATAACTTGTTATTCTATTATTAAGATTAGTAGAAAGAAATGCGGAAGGACCGATCGTATTTGTAGCCATAGCTACAATTACTTACTCCATCCGTAATTCTTTTAAAACATTAATATAAACCTCTTCTGCAGTAACAAATGCGTCTTTATTATATTCGCATTGTTCCCAAAGCCAAAATTGCTTCTCTCTAAGATACTTTTTATCTTTTAATAGGTTATTATTAAGAGGATATCCGAAGTGCTTTGGGTCGGATTGAGAGAATATAACAATACCACGCTTCTTTGTATAGTATTGATTCAAATGCTGTAGAAAACTATCAACTGATATCCATACATCGCATTCTTTAATAAGACTAGCTACTTCTTTTAACTTTAAATTTTGTTCAAAACTAAATGTACCTACGTGATCGTGAAGGCTGTAGTATTCATATTTAATCGGTGTATCTTTTAAGCTGCCAATTTGAACTACATCAAATCCAGCATCGAGTAACTTAGCTACTAATTCAGGCCAGTAAGGAAAGTTTTTAGGGTTGTCTTTTCCGTTACGAAGATTTTGTGCAAAAGGACTAATTAAGATCTTCATGTAGTATAAAAGGTTTTATATGCTTTAGCTAAAGACTCTTTCCAATTCATTCTATCCATCCAACCATATATGTTACAATCTTCTACTTTAATTAAAGACGCTACTTCAGCTAAACTTACTATTTCTACTCCTTCTTCTCCTTCGAATACTTCAGGATAACAAGCTCCAATCACTATACGCTTACCTTTATGCTTCCTTTTAATTTCAGGTAAAGCCATTCTAAATGCAAAGTGATCTCCAATACCCGCATCAAGAGGTATAGGCATTACTTGGGTACATTTAATTTTCCATTTATTGTCAATGTAGTCTTTAAAGATCTGTTCGTCGTGATGGAACATCTCTACTTGGTTAGTACTGCGAATACCCCCCGCCCCAAACCGCATATGCCAGGTCTTAATACCAGTCAAGACAGTTAACCGCCAACCTGCTCGTTTCATTTCATAGGTAAAAATAGTTTCCTCTCTATGACCCACTTTAGAAAGTCTTAAGTCGTAGCCGTGCTTAGCTGCTGCTCTACGAAACATAAACGTACTGCCTTGTAGATGATCTACATCTACAAATGAATACATACCAGTATCTACCCACTGTATATTAAGACCTAAAAATATATCTTTAATATCGTTAGAAGCTAGTTTACTAGTCATCTTATTTTTAGGATCTAAGATCAACGGACCAACCGCACCTACATCTGGATGTTGCTCTACATAGGTAAACATTTGTTCTAATGTATCTGGAGGCATTATATTGTCGTCGTCTAGTCTCCAGACCCATTCTGACGTAACATCAGTTAATGCTTGTTGATGGTTGTGTATTTGACCCTTACGTGCACCGGGCTTAACTTCCCAGTTAATACCAACTCGATTCATAAGAGTAAAAAGATTCTTATAAATTTCATTCTCTCTTAAGTCCTCAAACGTATCATTATCATCATAGATAATAAAGCGACTTGGTCTTAATGTCTGATTACAAAGAGAAGTAATAACCAGCGGTAGGGTAGTAAAAAATCTACCCTTAGTTGAAAGTGTTGCGGTTACTTTATCAGTTGTCATTGTTTTACAAATTGTGGAAACTTCTTATGTAGTTTAAGGATGTTATCTTTAAAAGATTGTTTATAAGAAGGAATATGATCAAAGGTACCTTCAGCTTTATGATAGATAGGGAACGTACCAGTAAACGCTTTACCTGTATCTTGCATACGCATACCCTCTCCTGCTAGTGCTATTCTATACCCCTTTTCATATGCCCTTAATGCATAGTCCATATCTTCACAACCACCTGGAGAAAACGATTCATCTAATAGACCCACTTTATTTAATACTTTTCTTGAAGTCATTGCTACGAAAAAGACAATAAACTCAAAATCCATACCATCTGCATTTAATTTAAGAGGCCCAGTAACCCCTACATTTTTAGAAGCAATAAACGGTATCTCTAATAACTTAATCCATTCATCTACTGACTGCGGTAGTAGTATTGTATCGTTATTAAGAAACACGATCTTTTCCCCTCGAGATAATGATATACCTAAATTAGTAGCATGAGTATAACCTGCTGCATCCGGCACGTTTATAAGTTTAACAGTAGGGTAAATTGCTTGTACAGCTAATATATACTCTACAGTACCATCCTTACATCCATTTGCAACCACTATTAATTCTTTATCAGTAAGGTCAGTATATTTAATAATACTCTCAATACAAGGCTTTAAACAATCCTCTAAATGATTGTATGTAGGAATAATAATACTAACATGCGGTCGCTTCACTTATTTATATTACCATAATACATAGAAAAAGCAACAAGTTGCATAAATATTATAAACGACTATGCTTCTTAAACTTATAACTCAAACGCCTATAACCGAAGGGCTTGATTTTCTTATCGAAGAAGGCAATAAAGACAAACCCGCTAATCTTTATGTAAGAGGCGTTTATATGGTAGCGGAAGAAAAGAACCGCAACAATCGTATTTACAGCCATGATGAAATGGCAAAAGAAGTGCAGCGTTATAACGAAGAATTTGTTTCTAAGAACCGCGCATTAGGAGAACTTGAACACCCACAAAGCGCAACTGTCAATAGTGAACGTGCTTGTCACCTTATTACCGAACTTCATATGGAAGGTAATAAAGTAATTGGTAAGAGCAAAATACTTTCTACCCCGCTTGGGGAAGTAATGAAATGTTTAATCCGCGACGGAGTAAAGATGGGTATGTCGAGCCGCGCTCTAGGTAGTCTTGTTGAAAAGGGCGGGGTTAATCATGTTGAAAACATGAAACTTATTGCCGTTGACGCAGTAGCAGATCCTTCCGCCCCTGGTGCATTTGTAAATGGTATATTAGAATCTAAATCATTTGTGCTTAAGCAAAATGGTATGTACGAAGAAGTGTACGACGTATTTGATTCTAAGTTATCTAAGTTACCTCGTAGAGATGTAGACTTACATCTTAGAGAAGCAATTATTCACTTTATCAACTCTATTAAATAATATGAACGAAAAGAAAGATATCATTAATTTTATCAAACACGTAACCAGTAACGACTTTAATAAAGCAAATGAAGCTCTCGCTGCTGTAGTTAACGAAAAAATCAAACAACGTATCCAAGCTGCTGATAATCAGCTAGCTTTGGCAAGTAAGTAATAAGGATTACTTCCAGTTTTTCACTCTTATTTACATAAGTATATTTTACACATCATATGAGCCAAGACATTTCTAACCTTTTAAAGGAAGCTACTAAGGATCTTTTAACCGAAGAAACCCTTAAATTAATCTCCGAAGCTGTTGAAAAGAAAGCTGAAGAAAAAGTTCAGCTAGCTGTTGAAGCAGCCCTCGTTAAACAAGACGAAGAGTATTCAACTAAACTTGAGAAGGTTCTTGAAGCAATTGATGCCGATCATACCGCTAAGCTCGATAAGATCGTTAGCCGTATCGACGAAAATCATGCTGAAAAGTTCCAATATGCTTTAAATGTTCTTGATGAGTCTCACAGCGAAAAGCTTGTAAAGATTGTTGGTTTATATGAAAACGCTCTCAAGTCAGAAGCAGAAAACTTCAAGAGCAGCCTTGTAGAGCAGCTTTCAAACTTTATCGAACTCTATATCGATAAGGCAATACCTGCCCAACAAATTCAAGAAGCTACCGAAAATGCTCGTTCTCGTAAGATTATAAGCGAAGTCAAGCGTCTTATCGGTCTTAGCGATGAATTCGTAAACGAAAACATCAAGGAAGCGCTTGTAGATGGTAAGCAACAAATTGATGAAGCTAATGCGCGTACAGCTGAAACCGAAAAACAACTTAAGCTTGTAACAGAAAAAGCTGAAAACCTCGAAAAGCAATTATTCCTCGAAAGCAAGCTAGTAAACTTCCCAGCAGCAAAGAAGACTTATATGAAGCGTGTACTTTCTGAAAAGAAACTACAAGCAATTAAGGAAAACTTCAACTATGTGTCCGAAATGTTCGATAAGCAAGAACAAGAAGAAGTTGAAACTCTTAAGGAATCCGCAACAACTAAGTCTGGTAATGTAGATGTAGCAGTTGCTCCAGAAATCGTAAATGAATCTAGATCTTCTTCTACAGCTGATGAAGATGGTTCAACTTACGTAGCAAGCAAATACGTATCAGAACTTACTAAGAAGCTTTACTAATTAGGAAAGCAGATTTTTTTATCCAAAGCCCTCAGAAATGAGGGCTTTTTTAATAAGTATTTATCCAACGTTGAAGTACTGTTAAGTACTTGAGATAGTTAGTTTATATAACATTTATAAAATATATGAAATCAGTAAAACCTTCACAATCTTACATCAATCAAGATCGTGCTTCTAGCCTTCTCAAGAAGTGGGCTCCGCTTCTCGATCATGCTGATGAAGCAACTCCAGCAATTAAGGACGACCACACTCGTCTTAATACTGCTATCCTCTTAGAAAACCAAGAACAATGGTGCATTAACGAAGCTTCCAACACCGCAGGTGCTGGTGGCGTATTCGGTACTGCAGGTTCCATGGGCTTCGGCGGCAAGCCATCCAGTGACTTCTACGCTACTGGTGACGCGCGTCTTCCAAAGATCCTCATTCCGATGATCCGTCGTACCTTCCCAGAGCTTATCACTAACGAAATCGTTGGTGTTCAGCCAATGAG